GAGCAGCACAGAGCCTTGTAAGCAAAGTTGGTTCTTTCGCAGGTTCTACTAGTAATATAACTGCTGACATTGCATCCTCGGTTAGTAAGTTAGGCGGCATCGGTGGACTTGCTGGTGGGCTAGTGAATGCAGCATCTAAAATTAGTGGTGTAGCAGGACAAATTAATAACTTATTAAGTATGGCCAGAGCAAGCAATCTTCCTGCAGGTGGTGAAGCGTTTCAGTCTCGAGGTCCTGCTGTTAGCATGGAAGCCATTCCAGACAATGATTGGAGAGTTCGAATCAATTGCTCTTGGTCATTTTTTAATTCAAATTTATTTAACGTATTAAAAGCAACCGGCGGTGTAGTTTGGCCGTACCTTCCTTCAATAACATTGGCCACTAAAGCAAATTATAATACTGTTGACCCTGTGCATAATAATTTTCCATTCCAGGCTTATAAAAACAGTCAAGTCGATGATATTACCATAGCAGGAGAATTTTCTTGCGAGACCGAAACCGATGCTCTATATTGGATTGCAGCCACTACATTTTTTAAAACAGCCACTAAAATGTTTTACGGTAATAGCATGTACCAAGGTAACCCTCCGATCGTTTGTCAATTAAACGGTTATGGAAGTAGCATTTTTAATAATGTTCCTGTAGTGATCAAAAGTTTTCAGGTTGATTTCAAAGACGATGTAAACTATGTTAAATGTCAATTGCCACCATTGGCTAAACCGTCATGGGTTCCTGTGTTAAGCACAATCACAGTAGTTGTATCTCCGATTTACAATAGAAGTTTAATGAGACAATTCAGTTTACAAGATTATGCGGCAGGAAACACTGTAGGATATCTATAATATGGCAAAGTATAAAACTACAAGTCCTTATTATAGGACAAAGCAAAACAAATTATATCTTGAATTGCTAACGATTCGTCCTGTGCCTGCCGAGACTGATGATTTCTTGTACACGATCGAAAATCAATATGAAAATAGACCAGATCTTTTAGCCTATGATCTTTACGGTACTCCAAAATTATGGTGGGTGTTTATCCAACGTAACATGGATGTTATTAAAGATCCTATATTTGATTTTGTTCCGGGCACAAAAATTTATATTCCTAAAAAAACAAACCTAGAAAGGTATCTAGGATCATAATATGGATTTAGGAAATTTATTAGGCAAAACAGTTGTTGCTGGCGTTTCGACCGCTGTTGCAGCATTCGGAAAAACTTTTACTCCGCCACCTGGTGGATTTTCTAAAGCATTGACCACAGGATTGCCAATTGCAGGTAATATTGCTAAGGGAATGGCAGAAGTAGGCGGAGCGGAAACCGCTGGAGCCAAGGAAGTAATTACCGCTGCCCAAGCATTAGCAGGAAAATTAAAATTCCAATCAGGTTCAAAATTTAATCCTAATAGAAAAGGTTTGCCTAATCCGCTTGAAGGCTTTGCATCTTATACTACTGTTTTTACTTTTGCATGTTTAAAAAAAGAAGAAGTTAACAATCCGTATCTGTATAGGAATAATGATTTTGTTGAAAAACAAGTAGTGTTCAGTTCTGCCGGAAGGTACGACAAAGAAAGAGTTCCGGTAGCGATGACAAGATATGGAGCACCCGAATACTATATTGACAATTTGTTTATTAACAGCACTATCGCACCTAATCAAGGTACCGGTGCTTCTAATGCACACGAAATTTCTTTTGATATCTATGAACCTTACTCAGTGGGATTGTTTTTACAATCGTTGAATACAGCGGCCTTATATTCAGGATATCCAAATTATCTAACAGATTGCCCTTATGTCTTAAAAATGGAATTTTTAGGATACGAAGAAGACGGCACGATTTATAGCGGAGCGCAGCCTAAATTTTTTGTAATGACGCTTAACAAATGTGATTTTACAGTTACAGAAGCAGGCAGCAATTATAAAGTTACTGCAACACCTTATAATCTTGGTGGATTTACTGAAGTGATGTCTCAGACATTCAACGACATATCTCTCACTGGTAGTACCGTAGAAGAATTATTAGTAAAGAGCGATCGAAGTTTGCAAAGGGCTCTTAATGATATCGCACAAAAAGCAGCCAAGGGAGATGCTCCGTTAGTTGAGATACCGGATAGATATGAAATACATTTTCCAGAAAGTGCAAATAGTCCTATTCCCGGTGTGGAAGATACTGAAGGTAATAATAGTGCGACTATAAATGCTACTGAAAATTCTTCTAACTATAATATTAGAATAAAAAGTGCTGCCAATGCACAAAATGATACTAACTTCGACAGTAATCCGATCGGGCAATCATCTTTTGGATTTAAGGCCGATTCGGGAGGTAACTATGTTTCTCCTCGAGCCCAGGATGTGTACGATTCAGCGACCGGTTTAGTCAACAGAGATAACGTATCTATCAACCCAAAAACAAGAACCTTCCAATTTGGCCAGGGACAGAGTATTATCGCAATAATAAGCCAAGCAATTCTAAGTTCAGATTATGCTACAAAAGCATTAAAGGATGAAGGGGATGCAAACGGTAGAGTTGATTGGTTTAGAATAGATTGTCAAATTCAACTAACTGATTACGATACTAAACGAGGAAATTACGCTAAAAGAATAATCTATAGAGTTATGCCTTATAAGGTGCATAAATCTGTCTTTGGTAGTCCGGAATCTGTTCCCGATTACGGAACACTACAGGAAGAATTAATTAAACAATATGACTATATCTATACAGGGCAAAACAATGATATCATTAAATTTGATATCATGCTAGACACCGCATTTTATACGCGATATCACCAACACCTCCTGCAGATGCCGGCCGTTCTAAAAATCAAGATACTCAATCTTCCGGAGAAGAAGAAAGAACAGCAGCAGGTCAGAGCGATGGTACTAACGGAGTCAAAGCACAGGCAGCATCGACAGGTTCTCCTACAGTAAAGAGAGACCCTGAAGCCATTAAATTACCTTCCGGCGGATCAGGACAGATTGATCCAGAATATCTAGTTGCTCAGAACTTCCAACAAGCATTCTTAGATAACGGTCAGGCTAATTTAGTGAATGTGAGATTAGAAATTTTAGGTGATCCTTACTGGCTTACTGATAACGGCATTGGGGGATATTTGCCAGGACCTGGAGAAACAGAAATGATCACAGAAGACGGGTCTGCCAATTATGAAATGGGAGATATCTATATCTGGATCAGACTTAGAACTCCTTTAGATGTTGACGCAGAAGGATCCGGCATGTATGATTTTTCAAACGGTAGCGTAGACAGCCCATTTAGTGGAATTTATAAAGTGACTCGCGTAGAAAGTAAATTTGCCGCCGGAGTGTTTACACAAGGCCTAGAGTGTTTGAGAATGCCTAAGCAACCTGGAGACTTTGCTTCACCGGTTACTCCTGATAATAAACCTTTATACGACCTCAATAAGAAAGAACCAGCAGATACTGGAGTCCTTGAAGATAGCGATTCTCTAGATGGAACATTGTTGGCGGGCGGTAATGAACCTTCTGAAGATAATACAGAAATAACCTATGATGTTTAAGGAATAGCATGGCGATTGATACAAGAAAACCGGAAAATGTAAGAGCCACAGATATAGGCAGCGGTCCACATCTCGCAAAAGTGGTGAGCCATATCGATCCCTCATTCATGGCCGGTCTTGAAGTAACACTGTTGAGAGATCAAGGCAACCAAATTGGTGACGACAATCAAACTTATACTGTGAAATATCTTACTCCCTTTTACGGAAGTACAGCATACGAATTCATGGGACAAAATAAAGAAAACGACCAAGCATTTTATGATACGCAAAAATCATACGGTATGTGGTTTTCGCCTCCCGACATAGGCGTAACTGTTATGGTAGTTTTTATCAACGGCGATCCCGCAGACGGATATTACATTGGATGTGTTCCTAGTAGATTTACAAACCATATGATTCCTGCTATCGGCGGAACAACAACAATTGATATTGCAGCAGACGACAAGAAAAAATATTCTACTTCTCAACCTCTGCCAGTCGCAGAAGTTAATCGACGTGCTAATGATTTAGGTAATTCTACTGCGGTAGACAAAATTAAAAAACCAGTGCATCCTATTGCGGATAGGTTTTTAGAACAGGGCACTCTTGAAGATGATGTTAGAGGTGTGACTACATCAACAGTAAGGCGTAATATTCCTAACATGGTTTTTGGAATATCTACTCCTGGACCTGTAGATAAACGATCAGGCGCTAAAAAAGAATTTGTAGGAAGAAAAGATTCTAAATCGCCTGCTCCTATTTTTGTAGGAAGACTAGGTGGAACTCAACTAGTCATGGATGACGGTGATGATCAGTACCAGCGTAAAACTCCAGCCAGCGAAGGTCCTGTAGATTATGCAGATGCTCTTAATGGAGAATCGGGTCAGCCTGATATTCCGTATAATGAATATTTTCGTGTTAGAACAAGAACCGGACATCAAGTGCTGTTACATAATAGCGAAGATTTAATTTATATAGGTAATGCCAGAGGAACTACATGGATAGAAATGACCAGTAACGGTAAGATAGATATCTATGCTAAAGATAGTATTTCTATTCATACAGAAAATGATTTTAACTTTAGAGCCGATCGAGATGTTAACATCGAAGCAGGACGAAACGTTAACATCAAAGCAACAGCCGATTACAGTCAAGAAGCCGATAAAGATGCTAACGGATTTGACAGTGGAAGAATACACATTGAAAGTAAACATGATTATAAACTAGTAATAGGGGCCAACGGATATATTACAACTACTCAGAATTTCAATGTAGCAACAACGGTGGCAAATTATTTTTCAGCAGGCGGTAATACCAATATCCTCAGCGGCGGAACACATTATGAAACAGCAGCGACAATACACATGAATGGACCTGCAGCAACTCCAGCAACTCCAGCAGTGACCTTAACAACCAAAGACAATATAAACACAGATAATACGTTAGACTGGGCTGACACAAAGTATATTGCAGAAGAACCTTTAAAGAGCATAATGGCTAGGGTCCCCATGCACGAACCTTGGGCATTGCACGAAAATCAAGCCCCGCAATTTTTAACTCCGGACTTAACGGATAGGGAAGCATAAAATGGCAAAACTTTACAATCAGCAAACAGTCGCACGTAATGTGATATCAGTCGGACAAGAAGGGGCAAATGTTCATACCTATAAAGGGTTTAGTTCTACAGAAAATAAAACAGGTTTTAAAATATTTGACATCGATCTAGTTAAAAGAGATTTGCTTAATCATTTTTACATAAGAAAAGGCGAGAAATTAGAAAATCCAAATTTCGGAACTATAATCTGGGATATGCTATTTGAACCTTTCACAGAAGATGTAAAAAAAGCCATTGCGAAGAATGTGGAAGAAATTATTAATTATGATCCGAGAATACAGGTTAATTCGGTTTTAGTAGACAGCACAGATTATGGCATACGGATCGAAGCAGAATTAGTATATCTTCCTTTTAATATCAGCGAAGCCATACAGTTTGATTTTGACAAGCAGAATAGACAAGTTTTCTGAGCAGTTAATGATGTCAAATAAATATTAGATCGAGACATAAAAATGACAACTAACAGATTAAACAACTTAATCTTAAACCAAGATTGGACTAAGATATATCAGACATTTAAGAATGCGGATTTTAAATCTTATGATTTTGAAAATTTACGCAGGGTAATCATTGAGTATATCAGAGAAAATTATCCTGAAGATTTTAATGATTATGTTGAAAGTTCTGAGTATCTTGCTTTAATCGACGCTATTGCCTTTTTAGGGCAGAGCCTTGCTTTCCGAGTTGATCTAGCCAGCCGTGAAAACTTTATTGAATTAGCAGAAAGAAAAGAAAGTATTTTAAGACTAGCAAGGATGCTAAGTTATAATGCTAAACGAAATACTCCTGCTACCGGTCTTTTGAAGTTTGATACTATTAGCACCACAGAAAATCTTTTAGACAGTAATGGACGAAATCTCTCGCTTCAAACTGTAGTATGGAACGATCCAACAAATCCAAATTGGAACGAGCACTTTACTTTAATATTAAATTCCGCTATGGCTGATAATACCGAAATTGGTAGAAGCCAAGGTGTTGATACAATTCAAGGAATAACAACAGAACAATATAGATTTAGGTCTTTTAATAGAGATGTTCCTATATTTTCTTACACTAAATCTGTGGCCTCAAGAGTAATGGCATTTGAAATAGTGAGTACATCGTTTAAGGGAAAAGAATACATCTATGAAGAATCTCCTTATCCGGGAAATCAATTAGGGTTTGTTTATAGAAACGATGGAAAGGGCCCGGGTAGTGCTAACAACGGTTTCTTTTTAATGTTCAAGCAAGGAAGTTTAGAGTTAGCAGACTTTAATATTGCGATCCCTACAGCCAATGAAAAAGTCGCCATTGACGCGGCCGGAATTAACAACGACGACATATGGTTGTTTAGTTTAAGTTCTAATGGTATTCAAACTGACGAATGGACAAAAGTTTCGACGTTGGTAGGAAATAATATTGCATATAACAGTTTAAAAAACAATATAAGAAATGTATATTCAGTTATAACAAAAGAAAATGATAAAATTGATTTACAGTTTTCAGACGGAGTTTACGGAAATCTACCTCAAGGCAGTTTTAGAGTTTATTACAGAGTAAGTAACGGATTGAGTTATAGTATTATTCCTAACGATATGAGAGGAATAAGCATAGGAATACCTTATGTAAATTCTAAAGGTGAAGGCCACACGTTAACTGTTAGCATGAGTTTGAAGTATACAGTTACAGGATCTTCTTCAAGCGAATCGTTGGATTCGATAAGACAGAACGCACCAGCAACATACTATACACAAAATAGAATGATTACGGCAGAAGATTATAATCTTGCACCGTTATCGACTAGCCAAGACATTTTAAAAGTTAAGGCGATTAACAGGATTAGCAGCGGTATTAGTAGAAACTTTGATATCGTCGATGCTTCCGGAAATTACAGTTCAGTTGAAGTGTATGCCGATGATGGTTACATTTATAAAAATGAAAATGAAATAAATTTAACTTTTAAATTTACCGGTAGAATAGATGTTTTAAATTTTATTAGGAACACCATTGAACCAATATTTGAGAAATCCGATGTCTTTAATTTTTATCTATCTAAGTACACAAAGGTAACTTTTATTGATGACACAACGATATGGAAAGATGTAGCATCTGATAATTTTAGAAGCACCGGTTATTTTGGAACTACTGCTGATATCAATGCGAAATTAAAAACAGGAATTTATACAAACAGTTCTTTAAAGTATCTTACTGTAGATTCTTTAGTAAAATTTATTCCTGAAACGGGATATGTGTTTAATAAGAAAAATGAAATGGTTTTAGAATCTACACTTAACGAAGCAGATAAAAAACAGTATATTTGGACCAAGGTAGTAAAGATAGCAGGAGATGGTACTAATGCTAATAAAGGAGTCTTACCTAACGGATTAGGTCCGATTCAATTTAGTGATATTATACCTGATGGTGCAGTTGCTTCTAGAATACTACCAAGATTTGTATCTAATTTGAATGCAAATTTAGAGAGCGAAATCACTGACCTTGTTTTGGAAAATAGTAATTTTGGACTAAGATACGATTCTCTAACAACATCGTGGAAAATTATTACCTACAGTAATTTAAATCTATTAGATGATTTTAGTTTAGGTAAGTCCGGGGATTCTACCGGTAGCGGTTTAGATTCATCTTGGATCTTAGCATTTGTAAAAGAACCAGACAGATATGTTGTAAAAATTAGAACAATGGAATATGTGTTTGGCAGCATTAAAAAGAATCGATTTTATTTTGATGTTAATCAACGTGTATATGATTCAAGGAATAATAGAGTTGTAAAAGATACAGTTAATGTTCTTGGAATAAACACAGATTACACAAACATAACAGAATTAAAGAAAGATTTTATTTTTGAAATTAATGATACTGTTAAATTAGAAGACGGTTATGAAAGCAATGCCGAAATAAAATTAGCATTTGCTGACTCTGACAACGACGGTGTTATTGATGATCCTGACGAATTTGAAAAAATCGTTGGATCTGATGACCAAAGAAAATTTTTATTTTTTCAATATCAGACTAACGGAGACGCAGCAGGAACATATCAATTTATCGATGATTCGGATGGAAGCACATTTAAAATTGTGCAGAAAGAGTCGTTGATTACTTCTTATGATACATTTCCTGACGGTACTACTATAGTAGATGGTCAACTAGTTTATTTTTGGGATTCTTCCGAAGATGTTGTTAAGAGGATTAATAAATCTGGAGGAACCTTAACATACACTTTTGAAAGTACATATAGGGCCAACGTAGGAAAGTCAAAGTTAAAATTTCAATACATTCATAATGCGAACGTTGATCGTAGAATAGATCCTAGCGTAAGCAATATTGTTGACGTTTACCTATTAACTAAAACCTATGATACTGCATTTAGAAATTATGTTTCTGGGATCACAACAATCCCGGAGCCACCAACTCCAGACAGTTTAAGAATTAATTTTGGTGCTAATTTAGATTTAATCAAATCTATTAGTGATGAAATAATATATCATCCTGTTGGCTATAAAGTGTTATTCGGTAAAACTGCTGATCCTAAACTCCAGGCAGTGATGAAGGTTGTAAAGAATCCTACAAAAACTGTTAATGACAATGATTTAAAAGTGAGAATTATCAATGCGGTCAACACATTCTTCGAAATTTCAAATTGGGATTTTGGAGATAAATTTTATCTTAGCGAGTTGACAACATATATTATTACACAAACGGTACCTGATGTTTCTAATTTAGTTTTAGTGCCTAAACAACCAGGCCAAGTATTCGGAAGTTTGTTTGAGATACAATCAAGATCAGACGAATTATTTGTAAGTGGTTTAACGGTTGACGATATCGAAATTGTTTCGTCGATCTCAGCAGCAGAAATAAATGCCAGCATTTCGCAGGTAGTTAACACGACATATTAAAAATGGCAGACAAGAAAACATATTCAAAAAGCGGTTTACCTATTAGAAAGACTTTAGATTTTTTACCTAAGGTCTTTCAAACTCCTACCAACGACAAATTTTTAGGATCTGCACTAGATCCGATGATGCAACCGGGTTCTTTAGAAAAGACCGTAGGTTATGTAGGAAAAAAATACGGTAAAACATTTAATGGTAAAGACATCTATGTTGATACTGATAACACATTAAGAAGTAGATATCAACTTGAACCTGCAGTTACTATTAAAAAGAATAACAAAGTTGAAAAATTTTACGATTATTTAGATTTTAAAAATATTATTCAATTCTTCGGTAATGAAAATGAAAGAGACAACCTAACTACCGGACATACTCACTATAGTTGGAACCCTCCTATTGACTGGGACAAGTTTATTAATTACAGAGAATATTTTTGGGTACCAACCGGTCCTGCTCCTATAGCAGTTTATGGCCAGAGCCAAGATATTATTAGTACATATAAGGTATCTCTCGGCACAGGATCAACCTGGATATTTACACCTGACGGTTTTACAAACAATCCTTCTATCACACTTTATAGAGGACAGACATATAAGTTTGTCGTTAGTGCTGCTAATAACGGATTTTTTATTAGAAGAAGTTATGACACAAAAAGTTTAGAGTATTCTCCAGATCGATCTTATCAAGCAGGCGAATTAGTTGTATTCGATGACAAACTATGGAGAGCCAAGAGAGACATTTTTGTAGGTGACGGCAGTACTATAGATAGTAGTAATCGAGATTGGGAACAAGTTGAAGATATAACAGGAAGTTATGTTTTAGACTATAACGGCGGAATCAGCAACAATGGTACTCAAAATGGAACTATCACTTTCAAGGTCCCATTAGATGCTCCTGATGTTCTTTATTACCAAAGCGGAACTGATCCTGATAGATTTGGAAGATTCATTGTTGCTGATGTAAAATCTGCTTCGAAGATCGACGTAGAAAAAGAAGTAATTGGTAAAGTTTCTTATACCAGCAGTAATGGAATCCAGTTTTCTAATGGCATGATCGTTACATTCGAAGGACAGGTTACTCCTGAAAAGTATTCTGTTGGCTCTTGGGTAGTTGAAGGAGTAGGATCAGAAATATCTCTTACCGCACTAGAAGATCTAGTAATTCCGGTCTTATCAAAAGATGTGCCAGAAGTATATTTTGACAATGACGGATTTGACACAGTACCATTTGATGATGCTAGTGCATTTCCGGGATCTAAAGATTATATTACAATAAACAAAGGTAGTAAAGATGCGAACCCTTGGAGCCGATATAACAGGTGGTTTCACAGATCTGTATTAGAATACAGCAGTAAATTATCAGGGTCTGAATTCTCAGCAGACGAAAATGCTAGAGCAAAAAGACCTATTATTGAATTTAATTCAAATATTCAATTATTTAATCACGGCTCTACGGCCAAAACAACTGTAGATTTTGTTGATGATTTTACCACCGATGTGTTTTCTCAGATAGAAGGCAGCAAAGGATATATTGTAGATGGCGAACCGTTGTTTGAAGGTGCTCGTTTATTAGTAATTAATGATTCGGATTCTCTGGCTAATAATAGAATTTATAAAGTTTCTTTTATTACACACAACAATGTAAAACAAATTTCTCTGGTGGCAACAGAAGACTCTGAATCCATCGAAGGAGAAGTTGTATTAATTAGATTAGGAGCCCAGAATAAAGGAAAAATGTTCTGGTATAATGGAACAATCTGGAAAGAAAGCCAACCTAAAACATTAGTAAACCAACCTCCTCTTTTTGATCTGTTTGACGAGCAAGGAAATAGTTTTTCTAACTCAAATCTATACACAACATCGACATTTGCCGGATCGAAGATTTTAAGTTATAAAATTGGTACGGGCGCAAATGATTCTGAGTTAGGATTTCCTATAAGTTATCTTAATATTTCTAATGTTGGAGATATACAATTTGTTTTTGATTTCGATGTTGATAATTTTAACTATACCGAATCGGGAGCGGTTATACAGATAGATGTTAATTCTGGATACTATAAAATAGACGCAGAATATAAAAATGGTTGGACATTAACATCATCTACGACCTTGATGCCTATAATTGATAGTTACATAGTTAAGGATCAGTTAGATAAGGTTGTGTTGAATACTGTTAATTGGGAATCGTTTTTCTCTAATCCAGAAAACAAAATTTATTGGTACTTGAACGGAAATAAATTTAATCCTAGTTATCAACGAAGAGGAAATTCCTTTTTCTTAAGCAATTCCTTAAATGACGCTGATGTAGTTTCAGTTAAGTTGTTCTGCGATATTCCTCCGGATCAAGGTTATTATGAATTACCAACATCACTGGAAAGAAATCCATTCAATCAAGACATTGAATCTTTCACATTAGGCCAAGCCAAAGATCATATCGAATCGGCACTTGAATTTAATAGCGAACTAGTTGGAACTGTATTAGGAACTAATAATCTTAGAGATTTAACCGATTATACTAAGAACGCCAAACGATTTATTAAACACGCAGGAATTCCTTCTATTGCGATTCCTTTATTATGTGATAAAAATGTCAACATAATTAAATCGATATCTTATGCTAAGAAATCTTACAATGATTTTAAATCGAGATTTTTACAATTAGCAGAGGAACTATATCAAGAACAAGATCCTATAGATTTTGTCGATGTTGTTATTAATGAATTTGCAAGAGCAAAAACTTTTGAATCACCGTTTGCAAATTCTGATATGATTGGCAGCGGATCGTATACCGCAATAACATACGAAGTTGATGATACAGGAATCAATACATTTGCTCTAAACAAAGTATTTTCTTTATCAGAACCGAGCGATAGAGCAGTATATGTCTACATAGATAGAGAACAGTTACTCTACGGACTAGATTACACGTTCAATGAAAATTTTGGATTTGTTGTAATTAATAGGCCGTTAACAGAAGGTACAGTAATTGAAATAAGAGAATATACTTCGTCTGCATTCAATCATATTCCACCGACACCAACTAAATTAGGACTTCATAAAAAATATACTCCGAGAATTTTTATCGACGATACGTACATAACTCCTAGAACAATGATTCAAGGACATGATGGAAGTTTAACCACAGCCTATGGAGACTACAGGGATATCGTACTTTTAGAACTAGAAAAAAGAATTTACAATAATTGTAAGGTAGAATATAATAAGATATATTTGATCTAGACCATATTCTTGGCGGCTATTATAAAAATGCGCTGTATGATAGAAATGAATATGAAAGTATTATTTCTAAAGAATTTTTAAAATGGATTTCTGATACTTCTCTTGATTTTATAGAAAATAAGTATTTCGATTCTCAAAATAGTTTTACCTATACATATACTAGGATGACAGATCCTACGCAGCAGAAAACGCTACCAGGCTGGTGGAGAGGAGTTTATAGGTGGGCATATGACACCGATAGACCCCATATGTGTCCTTGGGAAATGTTAGGATTTAGCGAAAAACCAACATGGTGGGAAACTGAATACGGCCCTGCTCCT